ACACACCACGGGAATGCGGAGCCGGATACTTCCCTGCCGTAATACGCCGTGTTGAATCGGACATTGTTGCTGTGCGGCGGGGATTCGCGGACACCTAAATGTCCCCGCGCCGTGGCAATGATCTTTGCCGCTTGTGCATCCATTTGATATCACCTCGTTTTGTATATTGATCCCTCCCACCAAGGTCATCCCCCTTCCCCCATTCGTGCGCGAAGGGGGCTTTGGACGGAGGACGAAAGACGGAGTCACCTCAAAGAAAACCCTCATCTTTGCCCGCTACGTCCCGAGGGTGCCGACCGCAGTCGGCGGGTGTTTTACCCGCGGGACGCCGAGGACGGCGTCCCCTTTGCGTTATGCCGCAACCCCGGCGCATTCTTATGGGTCGCTGGCGGCAGAACATCCCCCCTACAACTTCTTTTCCGTCACAGTGCCGAAGTAAAAGGCCGTGACGGTACCGACGATAAACATGATACTGTCTGTCTCAATGTCGCCTCTCATCGTCTTGACAATGAACACAAATACCACCGCAAGCGTGACAAGCGTTTTTACCTTGACCAGATTCGCAATGTTCTCCAGTAACTTTTTCATTTACCCGTCCTTTGTTAAACTTTCGCCACCTGGCGAGAGGCGATTCTTTTCAAGAAGCGTACATATTCCTCCTGGGCGTGCAGGGCGTTCTCTTTCGCCCGCTGCATTTCTCCGTTTGTCTTTTGGTTTTCCAGGGCGGAGGCCGTGGCCAGGCACAGGGATGCTGCCGCCGAGATCATCTCCATAGACAAGCGGCTTTCCTCCATGCGGATTTCCACCCGCTTTTCGGCGCGCTTATCCCGATTCCGGCGGCGATTAAACTCAACCCCGGACAGCGCGCCCACGACCGCCACAACAATCGCCGATATCGCCGGGACTATATAGCTGACCATATCAGCGACTCCCGGGGGACTGCCGTCTCTTCATCATATGCGGCACCTTGCGTAAATGTATATCGCACCATCTGCACCGGCACCGGACGCGGCGACCCTGCCCAGCTGGCAGTATGATGCCGCCGAGCCACCGCCGCTGCCGACTGCCGTGGCAGATTCTCCGATCGCGTCTTGCATCACTTCACTCCACCGTGCCACACCGCCGCCTGCTTTCAGGTCATCGCCGAAGTCGTGACCCGCTTGCATCCATCCGGTGCGCCCGGCTGCCCCGGTGCCTAGCTGGAACGTCCCGGCCGCGCCGCCCGCACCCAAAAGATATTCGCCGGTGAACGGATTCAATGCCATCGCCGGAATGGTATCGCCACCCGGCATCAGTCCCATAGATTCAACCACGGCGGTATGATTATGGATAAACCGCGGCATGGTCGCCATCCCGCGGGACGGCGCAGTCAGGCGGATGTTGGGTACATTTCCCGGTACCAGGGCGGTCGGAAAATCCCGCACCATCGCCGACACCGCATCTGACCCCTGTCCGCCGGAAGCACCCGGTGCCGCGATGTTCGTATTGCCGGTGCTGCAGCGACCGATGCCGCCCTGTCCGCCGGGTATGCTGATCCCCGCGAATGCACTGGCTTCTCCGTCATTTCCGTTAATCACGATACCGGTACTGGCGATGATATTCAGCACCTCCACCGGTGCGCCGCCATTGCCGACAACCAGCGTGTAATTCGTCCCCGGAACAACCGTCTTATACAGCACCCGCGTCTGACCCGATGCACCGCCGGAACACGCCAAATATTGGTGGTTGGCGGTACCGGATCCGATCGCCCCCACCGCGCCGACAGCCCCACTGCCACCGCCGCCAACCATGAAAATCCCGATTTCATATGGTTGTCCGTCTCCATGCAAATCCGGTGCTGTCCATGTGTACTCCCCGGCGGTTGTGCGGCTTTGAAGCAGTGCCCAGGCGCCCGACCTCGGCGGTGCTGTGAACTCCCAGTCAAAATCTTTGTCTGACCGTTTGGCCAGTATTTCACCCGCCGCCCCGCCCGGCGGCATGTTGCCGCTTTGGATGACAACCCGTCCTGTCTCGGCGACAATTTCCCGCTCTACGTCCGGTATGAGGGAGTCGTTGATGTAATCTTTAAGCACGTTCCCCGCCCCGTCAAACCTGGCTTTCAGCGCATCCGCCGATAGCCCATCCACAGAATTCGGCTCATCTGATAACGCTGAGATAAAATTCAGGTCTTCTTTTAATCGTTGTATACTCACGTTGATCAACTCCTTTGTTGTTGGGGTGTTGCAATTGACATGTCCCTACCGCGCGTCTCCCGAATACATGGCACGCATACTGGCGGCCAGGATTGTCGCCGTACTCCAATCTGATCTGCTCTCAAACACCAGCTGCAGATATGTCAGCTTGTTCGCGCGGATTCGCAGCCGTCGTGTCTGCGGCTGGCGGTTTGTTCCAAAACTCCAATGCCTGAAATTCGCGTCTGTGAATGTGATTAGCCCCTGACTCACTGTCTGCGCGATCTGCTGACTCCTGTTTGTGCGGATTCCGGCGCGGATGAACGACTTTGCCTCCGGCTTCATCGTCACAAACAGGCGGGAGACGAATTTGCGCTGCCAATCCCTGTTGAACGCGATTGAACCGGATATCCACCGTGCGCTGATCTCCCGGCCGTTGTCACTGGTGTGGCTGCGTGATATGCTTACGATGTCTCCATCCCGCGTTGTCCCATATAGCCCGCCGTTCACTGTGAACAGATGGGATATGTCAAAATCCCGGTAGATGAACCACGTATCGGTCATATAGCTGTTGACCACGGCGACATCGCCTTCAATGATGTAATACTCCTGCCGCTCGTTATCATCAAACGTCACGGTGTTTTTCAGGTTCATCGCACGCAGCGTGGCGTGAACACGGCGGGATATCACGCGTGACTGCCTAGAATCGTTCGTCAGCGTTTGAATCGCCTGATTGCTCCATTCATACACGGCGGAGTTGAACAGCGTTCGCGGGTTGTTCTGCACAAGTTCCGCCTGTCCCGGTGCGGCATTGCCGATTGACCGGTTGACCGTGCTGACATAAAACGCCGGAACCGCCCTGCCGTCTTCAAGATTAATCACCCCGTGCTGGACGCTGTAGGCACTGTCGGTCTTGAACACCGCCAGCCTGTCATGGTGGCGGATCATCGCCGTGATCGGCGTGTTCGCCGTACCGACATCCAACACGTTCAAGTCTGGAAAATAGTCCGCCCGCGGATTCCCGGCGGAGTCCAGCCCGGTATACAGTGCTTTGTTGGATTCGTCCCCGTAGATAAACACACGGTTATCCGCGCCGCCATTGAAGAATTCGGCAAATCGCTTCGCTTCCACCTCGCGGCGGAAATCTGTCCCGGCGGTGTAGCCGATCTCTATTGTGTTGATTCCGTTCGCCGGCGTGAAGTGAAATGTGACCGTGCCGTTTGTCAAATCAACCGTGAATCTGTCCGCATCAATGTCCGTTCCGTCGGCAAGGTCGCGGACATAATCCACGCTTTTTATATTGCGCTCCGGCAATTGATAGGCGCGGATGCCATCAGTCGGTGAATACCGCGCACGCCGTTTGCCGGTGAGTTTGTTGATCTGCTCCAACTCCGTCCCGCCGCCGGATGGATGCCGCGATACGCTGATCAGCGGTCTATATCCTTCCACCTGCCGAACTGGATTTTCGCCGTCCCATTCCAGGTACTCATGTCCTGTCATGATGTACAATTTCCGCGCAAATCCGAAAAACGTCGTCGCACCGTCTGTGATTGTCTCATCCGTGATCTCCGTCGCTTCAGTCGTGCCAAAATCAAACACCCAGATCCTGCCGCCGGCGGCGAACACGGTCACAAGTTCTCCTTTCACCCGCCCGCGCCACACGCCGCGAATCGGCCCTTGCCACGCCCGCGCAGAATGTACCGTTCTCATGCCGGGTCGTAGTTGCAGATTCCCGTCTTTCGTTATCCGGAAGTTGACCATTTCCGCCGCCTCACCGGGTCGCAGCTCTGTGTCCCCGTCCGGGTGTTCGTTCACGCCCAGCCAACTGTTGATCCGCAGGACGCTGACGTCAGGGTTCTGTTGTATTCTTGCCATATGGGCTGCCTCCTTTCTCGTGGGGGTCGTAGATGCATCATGCAGGGGCGGCCTGCGGCCGTCTGTTCTTGGGGCACATCCACGTTTTTAGGATGTACGGACGCGCAAAGCGCGCCCCTACACTGCCAACTATCAATTGACAAACCGCTGCCCATACACATCCCGTATCGGTTCCGATTCCACTGGAATCGCACCGCCGTAGCTGAAAATCAGCCCCTGATACCGCTGGAGGAAGAACGCGGCCAGCCGCGGCGATTCCTCCGCCAACAGGTGCGCTGCCAATCCGTACGGCAGCACCGTGTCGGTGATAAATCTGTCCAGATCTAAGGTCTGATTCATGTCCGTCACTTCTGCGTATACCGGGCGGGTTCCGGGTTCTGCCTTCTCCCAAGTGTCAGAGAGTGTGTATATCTCATTACATAGCACTGTCAAAATCTTCGACGTCCGCAGCAGGTAATCCCGTGTTTCAGCGTGGGTTGGATTCCCTTCTGACATGCTGAGTTCATCCATCAGTGCCATGCTGAGATTGAATATGTGTTGCGCTGTCGCCATCGGCCTAAACCGCCGTGTATAGGTACAGGCCGTTGACCTTGCTGTCCAGCACAAACGAGTCATGGTAGAATCTGCACTCACCCACGTCGCCATCAATCCCCGGCGGATTCTTCTGCACGCGGAGGGTTTTCAGCTTCATCGGGTCAACCGTTGCATCCTTGTGCTTAATCAAAAAGCTCACGCCGTTGGGTAGATACGTATCCGGGATTGCAACGATATCCATGCCGTCAAGTCTGCCGACAACACCGTTCGACACCGCTTCTTTGCCCAGCGTGTCGATACCGACAATCTCCTGCGCCAACTTGGTCAGGATGTATACAGACTCCGCGATAAACAGCACACGGTTCTGCTTCGGCACAAAGTTGTTCGACATCTCGGCAGACGCCCGCAGAACCGTCTCGACAACGTTCTCTCTGGTCAGCGCGGAGCCTGTGGCGGTTATTCCTGCGCCATCGCACCATTTGGCAATGCGATACTTGTCAATTTCCGGCGTGCAAACCTCGTCCCAGTTGGATTTCAGCTGCTCGTTACAGTGCTTGATATTCAGCTGATCCGCATTGACGCCGTGGTCGATGGAGAATGTGAACGCTTTGTCCTGCGTCAGCGTCATCGCCTGCTTGGTGTCACCGAGTTCGTTCACCGTCCCGAACCGCGCCTGCGGGGCTGTGCGGTTATAGTCGTTCAACGTGACTTTGTCGATGGTGTAGACAATCACCGTCTGCGCCCCGTCAAAGTCAAACTTCTTCCCGGCGTACTTGTCGGTGAATGATTGCAATTTAAAACGATCCGCAATCAGCGGAGAATATTTGGTTGTGTAATTAATTGTAGACATATGTTTCATCCTTTCGTGTTGTTGATTTTCACAGCGGCTATGCAGGAGCAGTCGTCCCTACAATTGTCCGCCATACCAGTCGCTCTCCACTTCGCCCCGCTCACGCGAGTTGCCTGCAGTGGCGCGGGAGCCGGTGGAGCGCCGGCGGTTTTCTTGATCCCTCGTACCCGCCTCAATCAACGCTTTCAGCTGCCGATTTTCATAGCCCTGGTAAGCGGAGAGCAGCGACCTGCCTTGGTTGACTTCTTCCCAGATTTCCGGCGGGATATCCTCCGGCGTGACATCGCGATAGACGGAGATGAACTCCAAAATCTCGCTGTCCCGGCGGGTGCCCTCCTGGTTTGGCGGTGCGCCCGTCGATCCGGCGGATTCCAGCATCAGCGAATCCGCCCGTGCGCGGATCCTGTCGTAGTCCATTCCCTTCTGCGCCAGCGCGATCACCTCCGGCAGCGGGATATTATACTCCCGCCCCAGGTGTTTGAGTTTGTAGAGACTTTCCTCCATCTCGGACGTTGGTGTGTCCGGCGTGTCAGATTCGTCCCAGTCATCATTGCCTTCTGCCTCAGCCGCTTGGTCGGTGTACCAAAGCGTATCCTCTGCTTCGTGGTTGTCTGTTGATATGTTCTCTTGCATGTGAGTCCTCCTTTAAGCCCGTGGTCGGGCAAATAAAAAGCTTGATAATCGTTGCCGCATTGTATATACTGCGGATAAGGGGTTGATTTTTTATGCGTTCCAAAAAACAGGGTCTCGGCAATCCGCTCCTCTCGCCGAAAGCGATGCGTGAGCTGATCGATGGTTTTTCCGCACCGAATACGGTGAAAATAAAAAAAGATGAAGATACGATCCACCAAACGATTGAAGAAAGATTAGCCGGGTTCCAGGGTGAGTATGCCCTGGAAGAATGGGATACTGACCCGCCGGTTAAGGGTGAGGTTTTTTAATGGCCTATCACGCAAGACAGGGAGACATCATCTGGATAAAGCCGCACGCGGGCTTGACGCAAAAAGAGTATATACCGGCGCTTGTGGTCAGCAGCAACATGTTTAATGATTTTGTCAGAACATCGGCGATGGTCTGCCCGATCGTAAATACAGACAAGGCAGGGCCTTTAGATGTAAAGCTGGATGAACAGACAAGAACACCCGGCGTTGTGATGTGTAGCCAAGCCAAGGTATTAAACCTGAAAAAACGCAGTGTCGAATTTATAGAGCGCGCGCCGGATGACATCGTCATAGAAGCGGTCGATATCATCAGCGGATTTATAGAAATTAAAGGTTAGTCTATGGGGCGGCAAATTGCCGCCCTT